GGCGAGCTCCTTCAAGGCTGCGCACTACCCTACCACCCTGATAGCGCCAGGCAAGGGCTCAGGGCCGCAAGGCACGAACATACGCCTGACAGGCACGCAGTGCGATCAGTCCTCTGTCGCCTTCGTCGGTGATGGCGATAATTCGTCGAGCATGCGCCGGCTCAAGTCCGGCGCGTACGGTTGCATGATCCACCCCGCCGGCGCTGGCGGCGGCGGGCACTGGGCTGCAGAGGGTGTCGCGCTCGACGAGGACCGACAGCCGTAGATCGGCAGTAGCAAGGCGGTCACGCAGGCGAGCCTGAGCATGTTGTGCATCGGCAAGCTCCTTGAAATGACGGGTTTCACTTTCCGCCAGACGCTGCTCCAGGGCCTGACGCCGCTCGCGCTCAGCCAGCAGCCGGGCAGTTTCGGCGCTGGCCCGAGCTTGCTCCAACTGTGCCAATTGCCGCCCGTAGCGCCAGCCTTGCACCTGCCAGGCCAGCACGGCAGCCAGCGCCAGCAGCAGCGTGCCAAGCGCCAACTGCACACGGCTCAACACAGCACCTCACGTGCACGCGCCCAGAGCTTCAGCCGGGCCTGCAACCCATTGAGCCCACCGTTGATGTGCCGCGTGATGCGGTTGAACTCGCCGCGATCGGCCAGGGTATTGAGCCCTCTGGAGTGCCAGAACCATGCCGCCGATTCGCAGGCCCAGCGCGGCTGCTCGAGCAACTGCGGTTGCACCAGCAGGCGCTCGTCGCCGAACAGCGCACGGCTGCAAGCCTGGTAGTTGTTACGCCCGGTCACTTGGATCAGGCCGCGCCCGCAATACAACTGGCCGTCGCCATCGGCCTGCGGTGTGTTGCCCAGGCGCAAGGCCAGGCAGCCGGTGTCATAGCGCGCAAGGTAGCGGTCGTTGCCCAGTTCCTTCACATAGCGGAACTGGCCGGACTCATGGCCAACCTGGGCGAGGAAAGCCGCCACGCGCATAGGATTGTCGATCTCCCAGCGTGGCAGGGTGATATTGAGTGCCGCAAGAAAAACGCCCGCAACAGGGCGGGCGTTCGGCAGAATCTGCAACAATTGCGTTTCGGTGAGCATGTCTGACACTCCTTGTATCATCGTTCAAGCCTTGAGCGCGGCCTGACGGCGGGGCGCAGGTCCTTTGGTGTTGACCTTGCCCGCCTTACCGCCATTGCCCTGCACGGTGGTGCGCCAACCCGAAGCGCTGAACACCTGCTCCACAGCATCGAGTTGATAAGGCCCATCAAGGCCATCGGCAAAACCCTGCAGCTCGACACTGCGCTCGGCGAACAGGTCGGTACGGCCCGGTAGGTCCAGGCGAACCTGAGCGGTTTCGCGGTTGAAACTGGCCAGGCGAGCACGCCCAGCCTGTTCGGCAGCCGCGCGATTGGGGTAGAGGTGCCGGTCGGTGTGCTCCGGCCGGCCGCCTTCGGTAGCCTGCTCGTTGACCATTTCGATAGTCTGCGATGCCCCAGTGCTGGTGTCCTGGTAACGGGTGCGCACCGCCTTGCGGGCGGCTTTGTCGTCCAAGCGAAAATGCCACTGACTGACCTCGCTGCGGGCAATGCCAACCACGCCCAGAGGCTTACCTGAGGCGCTTAGCCCAGCCTGACGCGGCAGCACCAGCAGTTGGCCATCGCCGAGTTTGGCCGTGCAGTCATACTGGCGGGCCAGGCGCGTGATGAAATTGAAATCCGACTCGTTGTACTGATCGACCCTGGGCACCTTCACCAGAACCGGGCACACCGTCTGCCAGCCGTTGCGCGCGCCAATGTCGGCAACGATGCGCTGCAGGGGCACCGCCTCCCAGCTCCCACTGCGGATGGTCCTGCCTGTGCCACGCAGGTCACTGGCCTTGCCGCGAATCACCAGGGTATCGGGAGGGCCGGACAACTCAACCTCATCGACGGTGTAACGCCCCAGCCGGGTCAGCGGTTGGCCGGCGTAACCCAGGTGCACTTCGAGCAGCGCACCACGCGCTGGCAACGCCACGACACCTTCGCGGGCGTCGATGCGCAGCTCGAAGTCGTCCGATTCCATGCCCGGTTTGTCGATGGTACGCAGCAACAGTAGGCGGTCGTTGATCAGCGCGGTGATGTCCTTGCCGTCGGCCTGAATACGAAATTTCGGTTGCATGGCATCAGTCCCACAGCTGAACGACTTTGGCCGGCGCTGGTGTCAACGGCGGCAAGCGGATCATGACCCCACTGCGAAACGGCTGGGCCTGTTCAGCCAACCCCTGATTGGCTTGTAGAACGGCCTCGACGCTGCCGTCCAGATGCCCGTAGAAGTGCTGACAAAGGGTATCGAGCAGGTCGCCCTCAGAGGTTTTGCAGGTCTTGTCCATAGCTGATGAACTCCAGTGAAAATCCTTGCTTTCGGGGGATACCACCGGCCAGCAAAGCGCCTTGTTCCTCTTCGATGCGGGTCAGGCACCAGATGCCGAGCACTTCGCCGTAGCCTGTGGTAAGCGACAGGGGCAGCAGTTGGCGGCCGATGCTGCGCAGTGCCTGCAACTGGCCCAGACCGCCCTTGAAGCCAGGGAAAATCGCGCCACGAATGCTGATGCTTTCATCGCCCAGGCTGACCGCCTGCTGAGCACTCTGACGGCTCAAGCGCTCCTGAGCGGCCCAACGAAATTGCGTCTGACGGCGCAGCTGATCGAAGGCGGTGGTATCGAGGTTGAAGTAGTACGGTGCGGTGTTAGGCTGCAGCGGCTGCAAGACCAAAAGGTGCGGGAACGGTTTGATCGCTTCGGCTGCTGGGGTTGCCTGCGGCGCGAAGCCGAAGGTCGAAAGTACCCCGTTGGCCGCCGAACGCACATCCCCCACCACTTGCCCGATGGCCGCGCCGGCCTTGCCCAGGTGTTCTTCGAAGGCATCGACGCGGTCGCGCACCTTGCGCACCACTTCGAGGCTTTGGTCATACTTGGCCACCACCTCGTCCACGCGCTGCTTGGCGGCATCGATGGCGCGCATCGTGCGTTGCAAACGCTTGCCGATTTGCGGGCCGATCCATGGCAAGGCTTGGAGTTGACTGGCTGCCTCCTTGGCATGGCCAACCGCCTGGTTCATGGGGTCGAGCATGGCATCGGCACGCCGCCGCCCCTGCTCGCCGGCCTTGACCAGTGCATGCAAGCCACCTTGCAACTCATCCAGGTAGGTCATGGGTGCTCCTCAGGGCTGTGGTTGATCGGCCATTTGCACCGCGCGCGCCTGGCGCATCAGGTCGTCGAGCACGCGACGGGCAATGGCTTCCAGTTGCTGCAGGGTGTTAGGGTCTTCAAAGCTGTTGTTGAAGGTCACTGGCATGTTGGCGGTGAAGGTAAAATGCTGGGTCACCTCCGGTGGCGTGGCCACAGGCTGGGGGCCAGTGAGCGGCTGGGCAGCCGGAGGTTGAGCCGGGCGTTGCTCGGCCTGCTGGCTATCAGGGGAATCGCCAGCGCCTAGTACCGTTGCAAGGGTTTTGCCCAACCAGCCGCCAGCCGCCTCACCGCCGTTTGCCAACAACGCACCGCCCGCCCACCCCACCAGGCCACCTATCACGGTGCCTACACCCGGGATGACCGAACCAAGTGCCGCGCCGGCCGCAATACTTGCCAAGCTGCCACCAAGCCCACCGACCGCACGGCCATAGCCTTCCATTTTCTGGGCTGTGCTGCCCTCGCCACTGGCGGTCTGCGCGATCTGCCCCGCAGCGTTCAAAACTGCCAACGCCGGTATCCGCTTGAGCAGCGGGCCGGCTGGGGCAAGCCGCGTAAGGGCAGCCGGCATGAGCATTTCGAACATGGGCGAGACACCGCTAGGCTCGCTATTGGTTAACGGCTGAGCGGGCTGCGGCATGCAAGGCAGCTCTGCCGCCTGCCCTGGCGCTGGCGCTGGCAGCGTCGCATCACTGCGCGGGGTTTGCGCATCGTCCTTGGTGAATCCTCTGACCGCACTTGCTCCGGCCAGATCACCAATGGCCTCGCCCACATACCCACCAAGCTTGCTGCCGTACTTTCTACCCCAGCGGCCTTTGCTCAGTCGCGGCAAGGCAGCCCCGAGCATCCGACCGGCCATCCCGCCCAGCGCGCTGCCTACTCCGCGTGCCCGCTGCTCATTGTCGTCAGAGGTGATCAGCGCCTTGCCTACCTCACCGAGCAGATCGATGCGGGTCGCTTGCCACTGCTGACGCGATGCATTGGCAGCGCTTCGTCGGGTAGCACGCGGCAGTTTGCGCACGCGGTTGCGAACGACATGCCCGGCGACGACGGCCGATAGGCCGCCGGCTAACGCATGACCAAGCCCTGGGGCTGAAGGCGGTTGCTCAACGCTCGGTTCAGCGGTTTGTGCAGAAAACGAAGGGCCAGAGCTAGGCTCGGCGGCTATTACTTGCTCAGGTTCAGCCCTGACCCAATCATGCAGAATACCGCCCCCTGCATCCCCCAATGCTTCGCCCAGATAACCACCCAGTTTGCTTAACTGCTCACGCTGCGCCTTACTTGCTTTGCGCTTGCCACCCGTCTTGCCAAGCAGTGGCACAAGCGTTCCGAGCAAGCGCCCTGCGGCTTCCCCCACTGCCGCGCCAGCACCCCGCGCAGCCTGGCGATCATCGTCGGCGGTAACCAGCGCTTTGGTGATCTTGCCCACTGCATCGACGCGGCTGTCTTGCCACTGCTCGCCAACTGCCTTGCGCGCCTGCCGCTGGTTGCGAGGTGATTGGCGGCCTATTAACCAACGCCCGCCTCGGTAACCTCCATAGGCCACCGCCCCCAGGCCGGCAGCCGCCAGCGTGGCCCGCCCCAGTGTGGCGGAAGCTGTCGCCGCCTCAGACCTGGCCGCTGGCTCGCGTGGCTGCGCGGGGGCTGGTGGCGCCACGTTTGGCGGCTGCGGCCGAATGAAAGGCTGACTCGATGCCTGCGCCGGGGGCGGCATCGGCTGTGGGCCGGATATGGCGGCTGAGCCCAATTCGGGCAGGGTGCTCGACTCAGCAATGGGTGCCTCGTTGCGCGGCACGACCGCGCGCTGAGGGTGTTGCACCATCGTGTGCCATTGCTGAAAGACATTGACGGTCATCGAGCCGGACGCCGGGCGCAATCGGGACAGCCCTGCGATGACATTGCCAAGCATCTGGTAATGCTGGCGCAACCTGGCGATTGCCACGGTTTCATCCTGCAGATGCGATGCTCGGCCTTGTTGTACGTGTTGCGGGGCTTGGGCCGGTTGCTGCTCGATTTCGCGCAGCTTTTCAAGCTCCAGCCCCAGGCGGATAACCTCGCCGACAAACCGTCCCAGGCGGATGCCATCGACCTGCCTGCGCAGACGTCCAACTTCCTGCTGCCGCAGGTCGATGACCTGGCCCAATGGTTTGCTGACGGTCACACCGAACCCAAGGGTGAACAGCTGTGTGTTCGCCATGAAGTCCTCCTGTTCAGGGCGCGAGCCACCAGACCATCTCGCTGTACGACATGGTCATGAGCTCGCTGGCGGAAAAGTTCAGCTCCTTGGCCAGCCGCTTGGCAGCGGCCTTCTGCCGGGCCGGATCAAAGTTCGTCGTCCTGCACCAGGCGAAAATAGCCGCTTTGCAGGCGGCCATAATCTTTCAAGGCAAGGCTTTCGAGGTCTTTGATACCGACCTCGGCCAGGGATGCGAACAGGTTCAGTTCACGCTGTTCATCATCGCCCCCACCGCCGGCCTGGGCGTTGCGGATATCGCGTACGGTGGGTGCGCGCAGGGACAGGCTATCGACCTGAATCCCATTGGCCTCACTGGGCCGCGAAAGGCGCACGGTGACACGGTCGGGGCTGAGGGTCAGCCACTTCGGCTGCGGTTTCGCTTGTGCCATGGTCGCCCCCTTACAGGCCCAGCGCAGCGCGCTGGCTAGCCAGTTGATCGACGCCATCGATGACGCGTTTCATGCCCAGGGCATCGATCTCGTAGACCAGGCGCCCATCGACTTCGAGCTTGTAGTAGGTCAGGCCGACGCTGTGCTTGATCTCGGCTTTGTCGCCGGACTTCCAGTCGCCCATGTCGATTTCCTTCAAGGTGCCACGCAGGGTGACCACCACTGGGTTGATCTTGCCCTTGAGCCCTTTGAAGGCACCGCGGAAGGTGCCATTGAAGCCGCTGCCGTCGGCCAGGCCGAAGAACTTCAATGCCTCACGGCGCACGCCGGTGGTGGTGAATGCAGCTTCCTGCTTCTCCATGCCCAGGTCCATCTCGACCGGCATGTCCATACCGCCGGGGCGATGTTCTTCCATTTTCAGGGTGAGTTTGGGCAGGGTCAGGCTGGGTACATCGCCCTGGAAGCTGACGCCATCGACGAACAGGTTCAGGTTGGCCAGGGTTTCGGGAAGCATTGCCATGTAAATGCGCTCCTTAAGCGGCGGAATCGAGAACTTCGGTCAGCCACTGGTTAGTGACTTCAACGCGGAAATTGGGGTTTTCGGCAGGTGGCACGTCGGTGAAACGGATGTTCCAGTACACCTTGCCCTGTTCGAGCTGGCTGGCAGTGTTCAGCTCCGGGTCGGCGAACACCTCGAAGTTGATGATCGCGCCCTGGTTCTTCAGGTCGCGCATGAAGGCCTGCAGGCCTTCGGTCACGTCCTTGACGTAGGTGGCGGTGATGGCGCGGTCGACCGCCCATTTATGGCCGTAGAGAATCGCGTCCATGACGATGTCCATGGTCCGCACGCGGGTGACGAAGGCCCATTTCGGGTCGCTGGACAAGGTGCGGTTGCCCCACAGACGGAAGCCATCATCGCGAATGATGGTGGCGATGTTGGCGTTGTTCAGCAGGTTGGCGCGGCAGCTGTCGTCGCCATCGAGGAACTCCACCGGGCGGGTGGTACCGGTGATGCCAACGAACTCTTTGTTCGATGGCGAGGCCCAGAAGCCGTACTCGCTGTCGGTCCAGGCGAACAGCCCGGCGACCCAGGCCGAGCCTGGGGCATCGACGGTGGCCTGCGCGCCGTTGTCCCAGTACTGCACCCCGGGGTCTACCATGAAGGCGCGCTTGGCACCGAAGTTCTCGGCATAGTCGATGGCCGCTTCGTCGGTGGTGTTCGGGCCGTCGATGATGGCGATGCCGCGCAGTTTGTCAGCCAGCGCGACCAGTGCGGTGCCGACTGCTTGGGTGGCGCTATGGCGGGGTGCGGTAAGCAGACGCGGCTGGGCATTGAAACGGCTCTTGCCGTCGAGCAGCGCTTGCAGGCCGGTGCGCTTGCCATCGGCCTGTACGCTGCCGATGATCGCTGCGGTCTGCTCGGCAGCATCGTCCAGCTTGGCTACGCCACAGGCGACGATGACCGCCTTGGCGCGGTTGTAGATGGCCCGGCAGGCCTTGGTGATGGCGGCGTTTTCGCCGAAGGCGGCGACGGCTTCACGCTCGCTGGTGATCAGCTGCAGTTCGTTGGCCTTGGCTTTGGCATCGGCACCTTCGGTGAAGGTATCGACTAGACCGATGATCGAGGAAGAAGGCAGCGCGATGTTGCGCGCGCCGGTATCGACGTTGGTTACGGTCACGCCGTGAAAAAAGACACTCATAGATTCATGCTCCAGATATGAGAAAGCCCCGCATGCGGGGCCTTGTGTTACAGCGGAAAAGAAAACGCCCCGCGGGTGCGGGGCGCTCAGGTAAGTTGCGAAGTGAGCCAGGCGGCCAGCGCTTCGTCGTTGGGGCTGATTGGCCAGTCATCAGCGGTTGGAACCTTGGCGGTAATGTCCATACGGCTGAGCTCAACGCGGTAGACCTTCCAGGCCGTGAGCGCTGCCACCTCTGCTTCGCTGGCCATTTCGAGGTCGACGGCATCTTGCAGCGTGCCGATGCGTTCTGTTGAGTACTGGGTGGCCAGCGCCTGTTTGCGGTACGCCACAACCCGCGCCGCCTCGGCAATGGCGGCCTCGTCTGGCACCCACTGTTCGCCTTCCCAGGTGTCGAATTCTGTCGACGGGGCTTGGAGGGTGTAGCCCTCTGGCAAGTCGCCCAGCGCAAGCCACTGTCGGGGCTCGCCGGTGTCGGTGGTGTAAACCGTGGCGCCGCGGTGGTCAGGGACGATTTCCCAGCCGTTGCTGTCACGGTTGATCAAGGCGGCAACGCCGGCTTTAAGCACGGGTGGGTCGATTTGGTAGCTGTGGGCTGGGATTAGCCAGATGCCAGGTTCGAGCGGGCTGGGATCGGCCTCTGATGCGCAGAGATACTCGCCGGTACCCCTGTGCACATTGCAGACCTTTGGCGGCTCTGTGCCCGGCTGCTGCCACCAAGGCAGTGCCACTGATGGCTCCTGCGGTGCTGAAGGTTCGATCAGCTCAAGAACTCTTGTCATGGTTACCTCAATATTTGATGCAGGCTAAGTAAGCCCGGTTGGCCATGCGGGTTTCGTTGCCGCCGCTGGCGTTGATGGTCAGGCCGTGACTGTGATTAGGCGCTGTCGATGACATGAGTATCTGTGGGCCATCACTCTGATAATCGCCAAGTACGGCGTTACCCCCAGTGTCAAGGCTCGGGGAGTCAATCCGCTCTCGCGGGACAGTCGTTGTGTGAGAGTGCGCACCACCGGCACTGACAGTGCCTGTGTGATTGTGAATACCGAGTTGATCAGCCTGAGCCGAGAACAATGCCCGCCCCAAGTCTGCCGAGTTCAGACCATCCGTCCACGCTCGGTCGACCAGTTCGCGGTCATCAGGCAGGTTGAACGTGGTTGATCCGTCACCAGCACCAAATTGGGTCCCGACAGCGGTGAATAGTGCCGCGTAAGTGATGCGCGAAACCGCGGCACCATTTCGCTTGAGCCAGCCAGGCGGTGGAGCAGTCAGCGCGAAATGCCCAACCATGCCGGGCGGAGTCGCACTAGCGATTGCCGAGGTGAGCTGATCGAGCGTGGCCACTTCCTTAACCTTGCCCCGCGCCGAGACAAACCAATTGCTTCCGGAGGACGTCAGCTCAATCCACTCGTAGGCCTGCAGCGATAGTTTGTCACTCGTCCCGCCTTCTTCAACGATTGATCCCGAAGCAACCGCCAAAGTTTGCGTCGAAGCGCGAGGATTGCGTAGCGTCACAACCATGCCGGCAGTTACGCTTACCGAGGAAGGCAACGTCACTGTTAAAGCGTTGGCATTGAACTGAAATAACGCACCCATATGAGTCGTTGTGTTCAACGCCTGACTGGTCGCCAATCCGACGGCGGCCTGCGGCCTGAAACTACGTGAATTGTTGCTGATCGCACCGATTACGCCGTCGAGTGACGGAATATCTTTCCAATCGCGCCAAGTCCCGGACGACTTAGCTCGGTACATCAATTTATCAACCGATGCTGCCACATAAAACTGCAGGGCTGCTGAGTTTCCATTCCATGGGAATTGCAACAAAAACCCATTATTCAGATAGGGCATGTTCGCCGAGGAGCCTATCTGCAGGTAAAAAAAGCCGCTAGTGGCTTGTGCATCTACATCAGTGCAAAGCGGCGCTTGGCTTGTCCCAAGGCCAACAGCTGCTAACGCGAGTTGCATTCCCTCTGTAGTTGCGAGCGTTTTCCAGCCGCTCCATGTGCCTGCGGTCATACGCCGGAAGTGCATCGTATCCAGCGAAGCGCCAACCAATGATGGAATGAAAACTTGCGCACAGTATGCGCTTCCATCCATGTACTGGAACGACAGCAAATAGCCGTTCGCCGATGACTGGCCTTGCGTGCCGACTGGGCTGTTAGTCGGATTGATGCAATACGAAAGCCCGCCTTGGGTCAGCGTATTGATATCAACGCCCGATTTAACGTTGTAGCCGCCAATACCAAACGACGCCATAGCGTCGCTGACCACCTTACCGATCTCGCTCAGCGTGCCGCGCTTATTGATGAAATAGTTCGTGGTAGACGCTTGCAGCTCCACCCATTCGCCAACTTGCAGGGGCGCCGAGTTTACGGTGTTGTTTTTCTCGACAATTTTCCCATTCGCGGGAGCATTGATGTTGACGACGCCCGAACTTACATTACGGATAACGTAGGTTCCTCCCGACCCCGCATCTGCGGCCGCTGGCAGTGAGACTGTAACCGGTGCAGTCACATTGAAGGCGTAACCCGTCTGCGACCCTAGCAGCGTGATATTCGCACCAACGCCGACCACGTTACCGCCGTAGTTGCGTTTGTAAGCGTTGATGCCCTGCAGCAGCGCCGCCATGGTGGCAAGCTGCGTGTTGTTAGTACCTAAAGGCGCCGTAGGCGCAGTAGGAGTGCCTGTGAATGCTGGCGAGGCGATAGGCGATTTAAGTGCCACGATGTCGGACAATAAATTGAGGGCGTTAACGGATGCGATTTCCGTCCACGGCTCGAAACCACTCGCATCACTGCCGTCGTCCGTGCGCACGTATAGCCTGGCACCACCGGGAACCGCAAACTGTGTACGCTGCCCTACCGATTCGATCTGAAAGCCAATCGCATCGTAGACACCTGAAACAATCGCTCCAATGGCCTTATCACCAAAGCCAAAAAAGCAAGTGCCGCGCAATGTATTCAGATCATCGACGAACATCGACCTACCTGAAGCCAAGCCGAACGACGCCAGTGCTTGCAGCAAAGCCTTCATAGTGGCCAGTTGGTCGGTGTTGGTGCCGACTTGCGCGGTTGGCGCCTCCGGGGTGCCGGTCAACTTTGGCGATGCCAAGTTCGCTTTTTTCGCCAACTCGTTGACCATAGTAGTGGCAAAGTTCGGATCATTGCCGATAGCCATCGCCAGCTCTTTCAGCGTGTCCAAAGCCGCAGGCGAAGAATCCACCAGACCGGCCACAGCACTGGCCACCGCCGTAGCAATCGCCGAAGTAGTTTCAGCGCGAGAGAAGGTTTCGGACTTGGTATAAACATCTGTGATGCCATATCCCGCGACCGTAGTCGGGTTGGTCGCCGCCACCACGCGGCCGTACTTGTCGACCTGCACGCTGCGGTAAGTGCCGGCCGCCACGCCACTACGACCGAACGCCATTTCGAACGACAGCGCCGTAACCCCCAGGGTAATCGGCGCATCGGTGACCAACTGCCATGCACTGTCGCTGTTGACCGTGCCCTTCTCCACCAAAACCAGCAGGCCGGGGGTGACCTTGGCACTGCTGTTGGCATCGTCGCAACGGCTCCAGGCAGCGCCCGGCACTACCGTATAAAGGCCGTTATCCCGGGCTGTGGTCTGATTTTTCACCAGCACTCGAGCACCGGCCGTCAACGGCACGCCGTCGATGGTCTGTAGGCCGCTAAGGGCGATGTTGGCCGTAGTGGCCGCCAATACTGAGTGCTTGAAGTCCTGGCGCGCCAATTCCTCGGTAACCCATTCGCGGGTAGCCAGCACCACGCTGGGGTCAATCTTCAACTGCACATTAGCGGCGCTGCTGACCACCAGGCTCATGCGCAGCACTTGAGTGCGCCCTGAACCCTGCGAGAGCACGGGCTTGTAGGTCGGCGCGCAGTTGGCCACCGCCACCAGGTCGCCAGCTTCGTCGTACAGACCGATCTCGCGAATCCACTTACCGCCGATATCGGCTGGAATCACCTGCTCGGCAATGATGATCGAAGCGTCTTTATCGTCGACCTTGAGCTGATTGAGCGGCGCCCGGCGCCACTCGTTGATCAATCGGGTTTGTGTGGCATCAGGGGTAGGGTCGGCGCCGTTGGCGTCACCCACGCCCATGTGTGTGATTTTCCAAGCAATGCCCAAGGCATCAGCATTGGCTTGCTTGGCCGCGCCCACATTCGTGAGGATCGCGTAGAACTGGGAGTTCTGGTCAACCATGTGCAATTTCCAGTGTGTCGATTGTTGTCTCACGGCCACCGCGCCCAATCACGCCAATGACCTCGATGTCTCGCTGCATGGGCGGATACACCTCGCAGATGTCGCCGTCGCTGATGTTCATACCCAGGTACACCTTTGCGATGGTTTCCAGGCTGATTTCCAGGCCGACCATATGCCGGCTCACCGGCCGTGCGTCGTCGAGCAATGCCGTCAGCTCGCGATAGGTGGCGTCGCTGATGCCGGAGTCCGATACGCCGACCTTGAGCGCGAAGGTTCCGGCGGCCCCTTGAGGCGACGTCCGCCACCACTCGACCACCTCGATCAGATAGCCGAACGGCTCAACCACGCGCCGCAGAGCGCCAATCGTTCCTTTGTGCTTATGGATATAGAACGACGATTTGATCACTGACCGCTTGACGTCATCAGTCCATCCTTCATCCCAGCGATCTACCGACCACGCCCACGCCAGCTGATACAGCAAGGCCGATGGGCAGGTGTCTGGGTTATAGAGCTGGCGCAGGCTGACCTTGAGGTCTTCATCGCCTGCTCTCTCAATGGCACCCTCCAACGCTGTGCGGTTGAGCGGCAATAGGCTCTGCATGTCAGCCACCTCGCTTCAACGTAAAGCCGCTGCACCAGGCTGCCTGGGCCTTGCTGGGCAGTATGTCGGCCCAGCCATTGAGCTCGACCCGGCTCACCCCGTCGATATGCAGCTGTGCATCGATACCTGAGCGTGCCACTTGTACGCCCAGCCGCCGGCGCGGGTTGATCCAGGCGGCCAGCCGGCGCTGGCACTCGGCCAGAATCGCCTCGTACTCCGGGCCGTTGTCCGCCAGGTAGAGCACGGCGTCTATGCGATAGGGCAGCACTTGAGCGCTGCGCACGTTGACCCGGTCGGCAACCGGGCGGATGTCGTCGTCGTTGAGGTAGGCCGCCACCTGTGCCAGCAACTCGGCGCTGGCCTGGCCGTTGCCCTCCAGGCTCAGTACGGTTACCTCCACCACGGCCGGCGACGGGCTTTCGGCGGTGGCGTCAGCCACCTGCCCCGATGCGTTGCGGGCATGCAGGATGTAACTGTTACGTGGCCCGGCGGTGGTCAGGCCTTCATAGACCAATTGGATTCGCTCACGCAGGGCATCGTCGGCCTCAAGTACCGCCTCCATGGGCGGGACGCTGGTCAGGTCCTGCGCTTGGATCACCAGGCGGTGCAGGCTGACGTTCGCAGCCAACTGGTCTAGGTCGCCACCCTGGGCGTAAGCCAACAACAGCGACTTTGCAGCATCGTTGATACGGGCCCGGTTGAGCAGCTTGCGATAGGCGCCCACCTCCAGCAGCTTGGTGACTGGATCACTCTCCAGATTGGCGTTCCAGGCCTCGCCCAGGTAATCGCGAAAGGTCTCGAGGTCAGCCTGGTACAGCGCTTCGTAATCAAGGTCTTCAAGCAGCTGCGGCGCTGGCAGCTTGGACAGATCCACCTGACTCATACGCTCACCTCTACCAAAGCTTCATCACCCAGATAGCGGCCGCTCAAGGCCAGACTCACCTGACCATCGAGCACCGCCACCACCTTGACCCGCTGCAACTGCAAGCGCGGCTCCCAACGGCCCAAGGCGCGGGCCACTTCCGCTTGCACGGCGCTTTTCCAGCCCTCGTTGACCGGCAGGTCGACGAAACGCCGCAACTGGCTGCCGTACTCCGGACGCATACGCCGGCTGCCCTGCGGCGTGCTGAGGATGTCCTCGATGGACTGGCGCAGATGATCGATGCCGCTCAGTGGCTGGCCGGTGCGACGGTCCATGCCGATCACGGTGCACCGCCCTGTTCATGGCTATGCATGGCATTCTCCTGAGATGAAAAAAAGCCCGCATGAGCGGGCTCTATTCAATGTTTGTGGTTGGCTGTGTTGCCGGCGGTATCGATGATCCGCCCACCGCCGTTGATGTCGCCGCTGACCTGCAGCGGGCCGTCGACCGTGACCTTGCCTGTGAGATTGATCGTTGGGGCCTGTAGGCTGATCGCCACGTCGGTGACCAGCACGCTATTGGAGCCAACCTTGATACTCACGCTGCCGCCAGGCAGCTGAATGTCATAGTGGCTTGCCTGCCAGTCGTAGCTGAGGGATGCGCCATCGGCAAAGCGCCAGACCTCGACCTGTTCGCGGTTGTCCGGCGCATTGCCGGCATTGCCATACAGGCCGGGTAGAAAGGTGCCTTGGGCAGGCTCACCACTGGGGCTGAGCAGCACGCCCTGCTCCCCCAGGCTGGGCGCCCGCCAGTGCCGCGCCTGGCCGGCCGCCTGGGCATGCCAGCGCAACCAAGCGCTGGTCCAGCCGCTGCCGTCCGACACCCGCACCCGGGCAGCGGCAAGGTCTAGCGCCACTACCCGACAGGGAATGATCAGGCATGCCAGCATGCGGTCGTGCATGGCGCTGACGTAGCTCATGAAAGGTCCTCGGGTGCGATGTAATGCGCTTCATTACCCAGGCCGATCTCAGGCGCAAAACCCAACACGAGGCTGCCCGGAGGCTGGTCCGGCCAACTCCAGCGAGGCTCACCCAGCAGCACCGGCTGGTCCCAGCGCACGGTCCAGGCGCTGCCCTCGAACTGCGCCTGGACATTGCGGCTGGCTTCGACGAAATCCAGTGCCCAATGCTGCTGGCGCAGCAGATCCATCAACTGTGCGGCCAGCAGGCTGCCCTGAAGCCGCGCCTCGGGGTTGGCGCTGTCGGCGGTGATGTCCGCCTCGAAGGTGGCGATCAGCACAGAGCGGCCATCGCGCGGCGCTGCATCTGCCGTCATTTGCACGATGCCGTGGCGCAGCGCCGGTCTCTCCGGGGCATTTCCTACAGCGGTATAGGCATCTACCGACGCCAGCTCCGGCATCGCCTCACGAATAGTTGCTGTCACTGCCGCGTGCAAAGTGGTCAGTTCACTCATGCATATTCTCCTTATCGCTCGTCGGCTTGCGTGCTGTCGCGCAAGCCCAGGCGCCGGATCGCCCAGCGTTCATACAGCCGCATGGCGACATCGGCGCCGCCGACCGCAGTCATGCAGCCAAATGCACTGGCCGCCCAGATCGACAAGCCGCCGGCATACAGCAGCATTACCGTCGATACGCCGCAGACCATGCAGGCCCCGGAGCGCAGCGCCAGGCGTCGCAGCAGCGACCAACCGGTGGCGCCGGCCTTGTCTGCCCGCCACATTTCACCGCTCAGGCCGCCCAGCAATGCCAGGACGATCACCAGCCAGAGCGGCATCTCCAGCAACGCTTGTTGCTCGTTCGTCAC